AGGTTACACGGCCAATAAGAAGGGCCTCGATAATATGGGGCCTCCTGGTGTTTTGTTCGATAAGGGCACGAGCGCGGATGAGATGTCTAAAACCTATTGGACAGCCGATCAGCAGCGCATGATGGAAGACAAGCTGAGGAGGGTATCAGGCACCAAGAACGCGGGTACGATTATGGCCGCTGTGGGTGACTTGGGTTGGATAAACTTCGGCCTTTCTGCCGTGGACATGGCCATTCTCGACACTTTGGAGTTCACTTTGGCCGATATGTGCAACGCCTTTGGCCTTCAGGATATGCTATTCAACAGCTCACAAGGCAGAACGTACACCAACCTAGCCGAAGCGCGGCAGATGGCATGGACGGATAGCATACTGCCAATAGTTGACCGCTTGCTAGATGACTATACTCGCAAGCTGCTCCCTCGCTATTCTGATTTGAAAGACGGAAGCTACTATCTGAAATCCGTTACATCCAATATCCCCGAGCTTCAAAAAGACATGGGCAAGCTCGCTGATTGGCTTTCTAAAGCCGATTGGCTAACTCTAAACGAGAAGCGTGCGCAGATGGGTATGGAGCAACTTGACGTAGAGGGTATGGATGAGGTCTACATCAGCGCAGGGATGCAGCCGCTTTTATTGTCAGGGATGGACATTCCCCAAATGATGGCCAACGCAAACGCAGACAGCCTGCCCCGTGAATAGATGGGAAAAAGCCCAATGGAACGCTGTCAACAAGTGGCGGGCGAAATACATCGCCAAATACCGGAAGCGATTCAAGCGTGAGCTAGACGCACAAATAGCCCCCGTCATGGAGCTGATCAAAATCAGCTCGCGCCCTGAAGATGTGGCAAGCGGGATTAGGTCCGTCATGCGGCATGATAACATTATCGGCACTTTTAACGACCTTTACAAAGAGGTGGGCGTAGAGGCCGCAAGGTGGGAAAGAGATCGTTTGGTGAAAGAGGAAAAGGCGTATAAGCCGAATCTAATAACGAAGGCAGACAGCTTGCCTCAGTTTGAATACGTTTGGACGGAAGAGATGGCCAACTACCTAACGCAGCAGACAGCCACCTACATCACGAGCATAATTAACACCTCCAACAATATCGCTATTCGCTTGGTGCAGCTTACCATAGCGCAGGGGATTGATAAGGGTATGAACCTGACCCAAATCATGAAGCTGTTAGAAGAGCGCATCCCCGTGAATTGGCGGAAGGTTGGCGTTTGGCGAAGTGAGCTGATAGCGAGAACCGAGATCGTCACCGCTCAGAACTACGGGGCGGCATTAGGGGCTAGGACTACCGCCCAAGAGCTAGGGCTAACGATTAACAAGCGATGGTTGGCCAAAGTAGACAGCAGAACAAGGGAGCCGCACATAGATGCCAACGGGCAAGAGGTGGCCTTGAATGAGAAGTTCAGCGTAGGCGGAACATTGATGGCGCAGCCAGGTGACCCCGCAGGAGGGGCGGACAACCGGTGCAACTGCAGATGCTCTGTTCTTCATGTGCGGGCGGATGGTCAGGCGAGCTTCTCAGGAAGGTAAGATTCGCCCCCTTGTAAATTTGCACTCGTGAGCTATACGATAAAGAACATAGGCGAGCTAATTGTCAAAGACGTTGACATGAAAGAGGGCATAGTCACGGGCTACGCATCTCGATTTGGCAATGTAGACAGTGACGGTGACATCATGGAGAAAGGATGCTACCGAAAGACGATTAGTGAGAACGGCCCAACTTCTGGGAAGCCTCGCATTGCGCATCTTTGGATGCACTCAAGCTATGAGCCTGTCGGCAAGCTGTTGGAGCTTATGGAGGACGATTACGGGCTTTTATTTCGCTCTAAGCTGTCCAAAAGCAACAGGGGGAAGGATGCCTTAGCACTCTATGAGGAGGGCATTATCAATGAACACAGCGTAGGCTTTCAGGGTGTGAAGTTCGAGGACGACATCAAAGATGAATCGAAGCCTTGGGATAGAATCCGCACATTCAAAGAAGTGAAGCTATGGGAAGTTAGCTCAGTAGTATTTGGAGCCAACCCCGACACCCCAACGATTGGTGTAAAGGATATGAATCCTGAGCAAGCCGCCAACGTGATTAAAAGACTTGAAAACATGGAGCGCACGCTTCGGAAAGGCACAGGCTTGACCGATGATGCGTTTCGTTTACTTGAAATCGAATGCGCTCAAATTCGGAAAGAATTGAGTTCACTCCAAACCGAAGAGCCGCCTATGCACTCTGAGGAGAACGAGCCGGACATCTTGAAGATGTGGCGCGAAATAACCTCAACTAAAAACTGACAAAACAATGTCTGAATTGAACATCAAGGAGCAGTTGGCTCACCTCAATGGTGAGATCACAGGCCGCCTCGACCAAATCGAAAAGGGCCAACGCGAATACAGCGACCAAGTAAAGTCAGAGCTTCAGGCTTTGATTGGCGAACACAACGAGAAGGCTTCAAAGTTGGCCGACAACTTCGGGGAAACTCAAAAGCAGTTGGACGCTATCGAAGTTCGCTTCAAAGAGCTTCAGAAGCAAGGCATGAGCGCAAGCAAAGCCGCTGAAAAGACCATTGAGCAGAAGTTCTACGATGCTATGGTAGCCAAGAAGGACGAGTTCTCTCGCATGAAGAACGGCCACAAGGTAGAGTTGGACAGCAAGGGCTTATTTACCAAGGCTGCCGGCGATATGACCTTCGCGGCTTCAACCACTGGACAAGTGGGCGAAGAAACCGTTTTGTCTATTCTTCCACAGCCTGAGCGCAAGAACCGCGTACGCAACTTCCTTCGCCAAGGCGTTATGACCGGCGAACTTGTTCGCTTCCCTAAAGATACCGGAGGTGAGGGCACAGCTGCCAACCAAACAGAGGGTAGTGCAAAGTCACAGCTTGACCGCGACCTCGCAGCCCAAAGCTATGATGCGCAGACTATCGCTGCTTTCTTGCGTATCTCTAACCAAATGTTGGGCGATATCGCAGGAATCTCTACTTACTTGAGCTACGAGCTTCGCAGACAGTTGTTCAACCAGGAGGATAGCCAACTGTTGACTGGTGACGGCACTGGTACCAACCTCGCAGGCTTGGCCGTAAACGCAGCCGATGCTACTGATTTGGGCATCGTATTCAAAGCGGGAACTGAGCCTTACAAGTGGGATGCTATCGCAGCCGCTATCGCTTACCTCGCTTCTCAGGAGTTCACCGCCAACACCATCTTGGTGAATCCTATCGAGTACTACGAAATGATGAGCGCGAAGGGTAGCAACGGGCAGTATGTATCGCCTTTCTACTTTGACAACGGCACAGGCGTAGCTACCATCTTTGGAATGCCGATCAGCCACACTTCAGCAGTTGCAGCCGGTTCGTTCTTTGTTTATGACAGCATGAGCGAAGGCCAGTTGTTCCAACGTGAGGCTCCTTCTGTTCGTTTCTTCGAGCAGGATAGCGACAACGTGCAGAAGAACTTGACAACTGTACGCATCGAGGAGCGTTTGGCACACGCCCGCTTCCACGATAACGCTGTATTCTACGATTCATTCTCTGACGTTATCTCAGCTATCACAGGCGAGGCATCGTAAGGAGTGATGTGAATAATTTAGCCCCGCCCATGTGCGGGGTTTTTTATTACCTTTGAAGCCGCAAAGAGGGCGTTCTGCTCTCAGTCGCTTTGGTTTTGAGCCTCCCGTCGCTGGGAGGCTTTTTCTTTTGTGGGGTAAATTATTTTGCAAAACATTTGCACAGTAAAAAAACGCGCCTTATATTCGCTTCATCAAACAAACCAAAAGCGACATGACAACTTCAGAAGTAAATAAGGCAAGAAACGAAAAAGGGATCTTCAGCGCAGCTAACGAATGTGCAGGGTGGTATGCAGTAAGCAGGGATGGCACTCACATGATTAGCTACGCGGATGCAACAACTCGATTTTACACAGAGAGAGGCTTTGCGAGAAGAGTTACACAGCTTTTGAATAGAGGTTACTAATCAAAGCCCCTTCGGGGGCTAACCCCATTGGCCGATAACCGAAATACGTTGGAAATTCCTTTAATCCGCGAATAGTTCGCACCGGCCAACCAAGCCCGTCACTAAACCAAATAGGCGGGCTTTTCCTTTTGTATCTTTGCTGTATGCAAGTGAAAATGCGAAAGGCTGTAATGGACTTCGAGAAGAATCAGATCGTTGATCTCCCTGAAGAGAAAGCCAAGCACTACATAAACATACGTTACGCGGAGCCTTACAAGCCTGTGGCGGCTTTGCTCGATGATTTGACAATACCTCCACGAAGGACGAAGGAGGCGAAAGAGTTGCTCAACAGAATTACAAAGCACTATGAGAACAAGGCTGACTTTAACCTCAGTAACGAAGGCTAACCCCGTCAGTATTGCGGAGGTGCGGCTATACTCCCGCATTCCGAATATCAGCGCGGAGGATGCCCTAATTCAGCAGCAGATAGATGGTGCTGTCACATGGATTGAGCAGTACATCGGGAAGGCTATCAATGTCAACACCCAAACCCTTCAGGTGTGGAATTTCGCAGACGAGCGCGATTTGGAGGGCACCACCCTATACCTCGATTTGGTCGGTCCCGTGAGATCAATCACAAGCGTGAAGGCGTACAGCGAGGACAACACCGAAACCACTTTAGTAGCTGACACGGATTACTACCTCTTAAAAGGTGATAGGCTGCGCGTATTGAGCGCGGGCACTTATGACAGCCTGGAGGTGGTGTACGTTTCTGGAATGCAAACGGTGGAGATCACTAACAATATCAAAGAGGCCATTTACAAGCTCGTGGACGAGTTGTATAAGCATAAGGGTATTTCGGTGACGGGTACGATAGTAACCAACCTCAAAGCGAATCTGAGCAGCCTCCTGGACCGCGAACGCACAAAGCTGAACTGGTAATGAACGCGGGGCAAATGAACGAGCAAGTAGCCGTCTACATTCGCGAAACAGAAAGCGATGGCATGGGGGGCAAGAGATCGTCTTTAGTCCTCAGCTTTACCGATTGGGCGAAGGTGGAAAGGGTAAACTCCAACAGGCGAGCAGACGAAGGGAGGTTGAAGAACGACATACGCTACCGCATAACGATGGCGAGCCGCCTTGATTGGTCTGCTTCGGTGGATGGGGCGGACTTCCCCGAGGGCATTGCTAAGGTGGTGTACAGGGGTCGCAATTTAGTTTTAAGCGGCCCTGCTTTGGAGAGTGAGGATAGGCTATTTGTGACGTTTGAATGTATCGAACAGCAGGCATAGATGCAAGTAGAGTTTAAGGTCAAGCAAAGCGAAATCGACAAGGTTTTGCGCGAGGTTTCCAAGTACGGGGAGCGCGTGAGCGATTTGATCGACAAGGAAACGGCTTACGCTGCTTTCGAGGTGGAGCGATTGGCGAAGGAGGAGGTGCCGGTTGACAAGGGTATTTTGAAGAATAGCATTAACAATATCAGAGTGGGGGGATTTAAGGGCG